AACTCTGGCCCATGAATACGCGCGGCAGGGGCGTGATTGGGAGGCGGAACTTAAACAACGCGCGAAAGAGGTCTCGCTCATGCGTGAGCTAGGACTCTCGACCGATTCAAATTCACTTTCTCCAGGAGATGTAACGGATGACGAAGACATTGCAGTCAAATAAGCCGAGTGAAGTGGAGGCCGAATCGGTACCCAGCTCGCTGCGAATCGTTTGTGACGATGCGAGTTCGATCAACTTGCAAGCGGCTGAGGCTGCCGAAGAAGGCAAGCCCGCGCTGCGCAAATTCTCGATGGTCGCTTACACCGGAGGCGCGATGCGTCTCGGTGGCTGGCCTTACCCTGTGGTTGTAGACCTAGCAGGCATGCGTGTGACTCGCAAGTCGCGTCCGATTCTGAAGGACCACGATCGTGGAAGCATCGTTGGTCATACCGACGACATCATGGTTAGCGACAGCCGACTGGAAGTCGCCGGCGTGATCTCGGGCGTTGGAACGACCGCTCAAGAAGTCATCGCCACCAGCGAGAACGGATTTCCTTGGCAAGCTTCGCTCGGCGCGAACGCAGACAAGGTTGTGTTCATTCCTGAAGGTAAGACTGCGACCGCTAACAATCGCGAATTCAAAGGTCCCGTCTACATCGCTCGCAAGTCAACGCTGGGCGAAGTGTCCTTCGTGGCCCTTGGTGCGGACGATGACACTGAGGCTCGAATCGCAGCTGGTCAGTCCGGTGATGATGAGGACCCCGATACCGAAGAGTCGGATGACGACACCACCGAGACCGATGATTCGGAGCCAGAACCCGTAAACGCCAGCCTGGACCTGGGTAGCAAGCCAAAGCGTCCTGTCACCAGTGGAGTTGTTACCAAGATGCGCATCGAAGCCGCTGCTGAATCCAAACGTATCGCCGGCATTCGCAAGGTCTGCGCCGGAAAGCATTCTGAGATCGAAGCTCGCGCGATCGAAGAAGGCTGGAGTGTTACCAAGACGGAGTTGGCAGTGCTACGAATCGAACGACCCAAGGCCCCTGATCAACAGGCAAGCCAACCGATGTACCGACGCGAAGTCCTCGAAGCGGCCTGTTGCTTGTCGGTCGGACTCGATGAAACCAAGCTGCTCAAGGCTTACGGCGAGCGAACGCTCAACTCGGCCGATCCGCTTCGGCACATTGGCTTGCGTGAACTTGTCGCTGAATGCGCGCGATTGGAGGGCCACGACATTCCGCGCGTGTTCGGCGACGGTACTGCAACGATTCGCGCAGGTTTCTCAACGATGTCGTTACCTGGCATCCTCGAGAACGTTATGAACAAGACGCTCTTGTCTGCCTACGAGTCGACGCCGATCGCTGCGTTTGATCTGTGCAGTATCGGAACTGTGAGCGACTTCAAGGAGATCTCTCGCTATCGATTGCTCGGTACCGGGGGCTTCGAGAAGGTTGCGCCGGATGGTGAGCTGAAGCATGGCAAGCTTTCCGATCAGAAGTACAGCAACAAGGCTGATACGTATGGTCAGATTCTTGCGCTGACTCGGCATGACATCATCAACGATGATCTCAATGCGTTCATGGACATCCCTCGTCAAATGGGACGAAGCGGTGCTGAGTCGATCGACGAGCTATTCTTCACGTTGCTGCTCAAAAACACCGCGTTCTTCTCGTCAGCCAACGGTAACCTGCTTTCTGGTCCCGATACCAAGTTCGGTCCCGAGTCGCTCACGAATGCTAAGACGACCTTCCGCAAACAGAAGTCGGGCCCTGGCAATCGAGCCAAGGATCAAAAGCCGATCAACATTCGGCCCGAGTTCTTGGTTGTTCCTGTTGAGCTCGAAACTGATGCGGAACTGCTCATGGGGTCGGCGCAGCTCATGATCGACGCGCAGGGGACGCCGACCAAGATTCCGGTCGACAACCCTCACCGCAACAAGTACCGCGTGATTTCTTCGCCGCACATGTCGGACACCTACTACCAAGGTGCCAGCGGATCGGCTTGGTATCTGTTCGCCAATCCCAATGTACTGCCTGCGTTTGAGATCGTGTTCCTCAACGGCCGTCGCACACCTGTGATTGAGCGCGTTGAAATGCCACCCAATACGCTCGGCATGGGATTCCGCTCCTACATCGACTTCGGTGTGAACTCGCAAGACCCACGGGCGGCTGTGAAGGTAACGGGCGAGTGATCTCCTTAGATCGGTCTGATCTGACCGATCCGTTCAAGCAAACTTCAGACTCCAGACACAGGAATCAAAACCTCAATGCAAGCTCAATTTGTTCATGACGGTAAGGCCGTCGATTTCACTCCCACCGCTGATGTCGCCGTTGGATCAATTGTGATCCAGGGCGACTTGGTGGGGATTACCAAGCGCGACATCAAGGCCGGCGCGCTTGGTTCGATTGCTGTGGAAGGTGTCTTTGACATTCCCAAGGACCCGGCTCTGGCTGTCGAGTTTGAAGCGGGCACCAAGGTCTACGTCGATGAGGACGGCGCGGTGGTCGCTGACGATGTTGGCACCGTGTATCTCGGCAAAGTCGTAAGCGACGCTGCCGCCACTGATTCCTTCGTCCGCGTTCGCCTGAGCCAGTGATGAGACACCGTGAGCAACAACGCACAAATCATAAATGCAGGAGCCATCTTCGTCTCGGATGGTAACACCTTGCCGATCGTCCCCGAGTCCGACGTAGCCGCTGGTTCAGTGGTTGTCGTGGGCAAGATCGTGGGCATCGCAAAGTTCGGGATTAGTGCGGGCTCACGAGGCAGCATCACGGTTCGCGGCGTCTTCGATGTCGTGAAAGATCCAACCACCAACATCCCCGCTGGCACGATCCTTTATTGGTCGCAGATCAGCTGGCACGTGGTTAAGAACGCTTACGCCCATTCGATGATCGGCAAAGCCATTGAAGCCGCGCCGCCAGGCACACTCACAGTCCGTTTACGTTTGAGTCAATAGATGATGAGTTCAATCGCGAAAGTAACAATCGATCGAGCTCGCACAACCCAGCCCTTGCGAATGGCCAATGGTCTTGTCAGCCAATGGCTCTCGGTCGGCGAGTTTCGAAGTTGCTTTTGCGTGGCAAGTCAATCCGTTCCCTCGGCGTGGATCATTGAAGGCCTTTTACCTAATGGTGAGAGCGTACAGCTCGCCGGCTACGAAACCGACTTGTTTGATCCAGCTAATCCACGCTACGTCACGATGAAGGCAATGTGCGGGCTGCCAATTCGTTTTGTTGCGGCTACGTCTCAAACGAATTCGCGACTGTGGGTGGTATTCAAGAGTTAGCGACGACTATCGCTGGCCCGCACCAGGGGCACGAGTTGGGCCTCGGCTCTCCAAACGACCCTTGCGTTTGCGGTCCAGCGTTAGTCGTCACAGTTATCAGTTTTAGAAACGAGCTCTACATGATTCATAAAAAATTGATTACATCCTGTGCGTTACTGATGCTGGCTCTTGCTGGCTGCGATTCGGGCGTTGTCAATGTCCGTGCATTGCCAACGCCAGCCCCAGAGCAACCTCCAGCGAATCTTCCCATCCAACTGCATCAACGCAACTGGACCGGATCGCTTGGCCAAGGGAGCTGCGTGCATGCGTCGCTAGTGAACCATCTACGTTGGCTTAACAAGCTCGAACTTGGCGAACGTTGGCGAGCAACCTATGCCGACGGCGAGTGGGACTCGCGACTGCGTGATCGCTTGGATGCGGCTGGCATCGACTACAGCTATACGCTCAAGGCCGACCCTCGGTTCCTTGATTGGGCCAGTGCGACCAGGCGAGGTGCGATCCTTTGGTGGAAGCCCGCACACTGCTGCACGTTCGTCGGCTGGATCGAACGCGACGGTCAGCAGTTCGCAGCGATCCTCGACAACAACTATCCAGGGCGATTCGAGCTGACACCTCGTGAACAGTTCATTCGCTTGTGGGCAGGCTATGGCGGCTTTGCCCTAACCGTTCTTAACGATCCAAGCAGTTCGCTGCCTTACCAAAGTTATGAGGTTCTGTAATCACTATGATCAACGATACCATTCGCATCCGCCTAAGCCTGGGATTGATTGTCGTGGCCATCGTCCACGCAATTCTCCTGGGGATCGTCCTCACGACGTTGAACAACGCGGCTCCGCAATCCAAGCCTGCACAAAGCTGGACGGTGCCCTACTTTCGCCCCACCGCGCCGAGCGTCGGTACGATCGAGAAATTGGAACAGCCCCAGTCTGTGAACTTACAAACCCAAGGCGAGATTAAGCAACAGATTCGAATCTGTCCGCCAAACTGCCCACCACAACGCGTCTATCCTGCACCGATGGTAGTTCAACCCACAATCGTGCAACCTAGCGTCGTTACGCCAACGGTGGCCTCACCACTTCCCATTGCGCCGAACTTTACGAACACACAGGAGCCAGCGATCCAACCGCTGGTTGTAACGCCGGCCTCCGCGCCAGCTTCACCACCTCCCAAGAAATCCTATCAGATCGCGTTGTTCGTAAACAACGATGCAACCAGCCAGAAGTTGCAAGATTGGTTTACGCAGAACAAGCAACTGGCAGCACTCAAGGAGAGCTGCGAGTTCCAAGTCTACAACGCGAGCAATGCGATCTACAAGACTCGCTACGCAGACATTGTGCCTGCCGAGCAATTCCCAGTGGTCTTGTTTCAAGATGCTACCGGTGGACATATCCATGCGGCTGGTCGAGCGATGATTCCCAGCTCACCGGATGAACTTTACTCCGACCTCAAGCATGGTTACTCGCTCTACAAGCAAGCCAAACAAGCTCAAAAGACTGGCGCAGTAAAGACCAAGGGTTACTCCTGGGACGATGCAATCACGCCGACGCTGTATCTTTCGGCAGAGGATTGTCCCGATGGATATTGCCCAACGCCACCCTCCGAAGACCGCCGGCCACTCGACCGAGTACGCGACTTATTTGATAACGCCACAGACACTCGCAATGCGTTGATGTGGTTGTCGGCTGGCGAGATCGCAACGGTTGCGGTGATTGGAATCGCTGTGATTCTACTCGTCTTCATTCTGATCAAGCGAGCCACATAACCTCGTCCTGATCCATCACAAGCCAATTTCTCCAAATGAGGTTCACTAAGCATGCTTTTATCCATCGCCATCATTGTCGTCGTAGTCTTGCTGGCGGTTGCTCTGCTTCCTGTCAAGAAGCGCGAACTAGAGCAACTTCGGCAAGCGTCGCCAGTCGCATTCCTTACCCCTGAGCCAACTCAGCCAGCACGCCAGACAACACTTCGTCAGCAACAGCTTGACGAAGAGGCAACCGCCGTAGCTTCCGAATATCAGCGCCGCGCCGACGCCGTGTGGCTCGATGATGTGCGGACGAAGGCCTCGAAGCTGCTTAGTGGGGAACAACAATGATCGGCTGGCTCCTGTTTTTTCTCGTGTCGTTAACACTGTCATTTGTAGTTGGAACGATTACTGGGTTCTATCTACGATCAGCAGCCGATCCGGCTCGGGTTGGAACTGCCGCGATTGGCTCAATCACAGGCCTTTTGTTGCGACTATTCCCAATAAAAAAGGAAGAGTCATGACCGACATGCTTCAAAAAGGCCAGGAGTGGCTTGCCTCCAAACTCACGCAACATGCATCTCGCCAAGTTGTATATCGCCGAGGAGAAGTCGGAGCCACGCTCCAAGCCACCATCGGTAAATCGTTGTACGACCAGGATGACGGCGAAGGCATTGTCACTCGCAGCCAGGTTCGTGATTTCCTGATCGACACCTATGCACTGCTGGACTCGATCATCGGCTCGCTACCGCGGCGCGGTGACACGATCGTCGAGATCGATGGCAACCAAACTTTCATTTTTGAAGTGATGGCCCTTGGTGGCGATCCACCCTGGCGCTACAGCGATCCATTCCGTTTGAAACTCCGCATCCACACCAAGCAGATCGAATCCCATACGTCATGACAACCGTTTTACAAGTTGCCGATAGCGTCACCGCCCAACTCAACGCCGCTGAGTTCGACTTCGAGTTCATCGCCGAGCGAATGTACGTCCCGAACTTCGATCTCGAAGATATGAAGGAATTACGTGTGAGCGTTGTGCCTCGTGACGTTGAGCTATTGCCTCATGACCGCGCCCACAACAAGTACCACTGCCGCGTTGATGTCGCCGTGCAGAAGAAGTTTTCCAAGGGGACCAATGACGAGATCGATCCGCTGGTGGATCTCGTTGAAAAGATCGCCGATGAGTTTCGATTGAAACGACTCGTTTCATTCCAAGCGGCACGATGCGTTAAAGCCGAACATGCGGTGCTGTACTCTAGCGAGCACTGGGAACAACTGCGTCAGTTTACAAGCTTGTTGACCTTAACCTTTGAACTGGCGCGATGATCAAGCTGACGGTCCGAACTCAATTCGATAAGCGGAAGCTCAAGAAGAAGGCGGAGACTGCCACCTTCACTTCGCTTCGGCATGCCGGGGGCGCAATTGGCAAGACTGCTCGGTTCAGTATTCGACGTCGAAAAACGTCATCCAAGCCTGGCAGCCCGCCACATACGCAGACGGGCATGCTCAAGCGGGTGATTCGCTACGACGTTACCAACAACAAGACCGAAGTCGCCATCGGACCTGTGAACGAGATTGCCGGTCGACTTTGGAACCTGCATGAATTCGGTGGCGTGACTACGAAGCGTCGCAAACTGAAGCCTCACCGCTTCCGAGTCGGCGAACACGGTCCGATCCGAATCAAGCAGCAAGGTAACAACACCAAATTCGCCCGCGTCGAACTGCAAACTGCGGCCCAGGCCAATCGAGCAACGCGTCTGGTTGCTGAAGAGAACGAGCGACGTAGCGACAACAAGCCTCGTCATTATCCCAAACGTCCGTTCATGAAGCCGGCGCTGGATGCAAATCGCAGTCGGTTGCCAACGTTCTGGGCCAATTCCATCAAGTAAACGATCGCCATAAGGAACCATCCACAATGCCAGAAGTAAGACTTGGTCTCGAAGCCGTCCTCACCATCGATGGTGCCGAGATCACCAATGTTAAGGATCTCACCGTCAGCCTCGAAAAAGCCGAAGCCGATGCCAGTACTCGCGCGAACAATGGCTGGCGAGCCACTGTGGGAACGCTTAAGGATGCATCCATCGAGTTCACGGTCCTCAATAAAGAGGGTGACTCTGCTTTCGGCATGCTTCAAGGCCTATGGAGTTCGGGCGATCCTTGCGACGTCGGTATTAGCGATGCCGGCGGAACGCTGACTCTGACCTGTGAAGTTATGACGTTCAACGTTAACCAGAACCTCGAGGAGGTAATCTCCGCTGATGTGACTCTCAAACCAACGCAATCGACTAGCGGTGGCGGAATGAACGTGGGAGCTGGCTTGGCTGGTCCTTGATCGCAATCGTACAAGTTTGGTTTGACGGATTCTTAGTACTCAGGGAGGCATCATGCAGAAGTTTGTAGACCGCGCCGGGCGCATTTGGATTGTCGATATCGATAACACGACGCTGCGCCGCGTAAAGGCTCTTACTGGTGTGCATCTGCTTGAAACGATCGACGGTGATTTGATCACGCGACTTTCGACTGATCCGTTGCTGCTCGGCGATGTACTGTTCGCGATCTGTAAACCGCAAGCCGACAAGCAAGAGATCACCGACGAATCGTTCGGTGAAGGGTTGGCCGGCAATGCGATTGATGATGCAACTGGTGCCTTACTAGAAGCGCTCCTCAATTACTTCCCGGAGTCACGACGCCGTCTTCTGCGGAAGGCGGCCGAGAAACAGAAGATGATCGAGACGCGAGGACTGATTGCGATCGAGAAGCGGCTGGACGATCCGAACCTGGTCGACAAGATCGTCGAAGATCTCGAACGCAAGCTCGCTGTGCCGAGCTGGAACGACTCATCACCCGAGTCGCCGGCATCGTCGGGGTCGACCCAGGTCCCCTAACACTTCGCCAACTCGTGCTGATGGCAGAAGCTAAACGCCAGCACGACTGGAATGTTGCCAGCACGATTATGGCGCTGATGGCCGAGATGAATCGAGATCGTAAGAGACGTCGCAAGCCATTCAGGCCCGACGACTTCAATCCTTACGCCAATCAGAAACCGATGGTTACCCGCGGCACTGTTGAGCAGGCTGCTGCAATGCTCGGCGCAAGTTACAAACCGAAATTGCCGGAGTCGCCATGTCCCAAGTTAAAGCCGGAGGAGCCTACGTCGAGCTGACTGCGCGAAGCGCCCAGTTTCTCAAGGGGCTCGAGGCTGCGCAAAAGCGACTGCAATCATTTGGTGCGTCGGCCAGATTGGTCGGCACCAAGCTTATGGGGCTTGGTGTCGCTGCAGCGGCCCCAGTGGCTGGAAGTCTCGCAGTGTATACAAGTTTCGACGATGCCATCCGAGCCGCCGGCGCTGCCGCGAACGCGACTGGTGCAGCATTCGAATCCTTGCGTAATACTGCCAAACAATTGGGGGCTACGACTAGCTTCTCTGCCAGCGAAGTTTCCTCTCTGATGACCGAACTTGGTCGCGCGGGGTTCTCACCCAAGCAAATCGAGGAGATGACACTGGCGGTTATGAACCTCGCTCGCGCCACTGGAACCGATGCAACACTCAGCTCGGGAATCATGGCAGCTACTATTCGCCAATTCTCCATGGAAGCCACCGATGCAGTACGAGTGGCCGATGGTCTCACAGCCGCCGCTAACAAGTCATTCAACTCGGTAGAGTCACTGGGTGAAGCGTTGTCATACGCAGGTCCGGTAGCAGCCGACGCCAACATGAGTCTCGAAGAAACGCTCGCCATCCTTGGAACGCTTGGTAACCTCGGGATTCAAGGTAGCGAAGCTGGTACTGCGCTGCGTCGATTGCTGACACTCAGTGCCGCCGAATCCGAAAAGTTCATGAAGGTCTTTGGAGTCGCCACCAAAGACGCACAAGGCAACGCTCGCAATCTTGTGGACATCCTCGGTGAAGTCTCTGCAGCAACCGCGAACATGGGAACGGGCGATCGGGCCGAAGCATTTAACGAAGTCTTCGGATTGCTTGGCATTACGAGTGCTTCGGCTATCGGCAAGACCGTTACTGATACACGTCAACTTCTGACCGAGCTTCAGAACGCTGGTGGTATCGCAGCCAAGACTGCCGCTGACATGGACGCGGGAATCGGCGGTGCGTTTCGGATCTTAAAGAGTTCTGTGGAAGGCGTCGCGATCGCCATCGGTGAGGCTCTTGATACGTCTGTTAGTTCGATGATGAAATCGATCTCAAGAGCTCTTTCGGGACTCACCGAATGGATTGGCAAAAACCAGGAGGTGGTCAAGAAGGTTGCTCTCATCGTTGCTGGCGTGGTTGGCGTCGGCGCAGCATTCATCGGAATTGGTAGCGCGGCCGGCGTGGCTGCGTTCGCGGTCGGTGGAGTCGCTTCGATGTTCTCGCTTGTGGGAACTGCGATCGGTGTCCTTGTGACGATGATTGGCGCTCTGTTCACGCCGCTTGGTTTAGTTGTCGCTGCCGTCGCGGCACTTGGCGCGTACTTCATCTACTCTTCTGGCATTGCTGGCCAAGCGATCGAGTATTTGAAAGGCGTCTTTGAAACATTGAAGGCGGACACGATCAAGGCCTTCGGTGCGATCGCCAACGCGCTGGCCGCTGGTGATATTACGGCAGCCGCCAACGTTCTGTGGACCTATCTCAAGCTCCAGTGGATCAAAGGCACCACGTATCTCAAAGGCGTTTGGGCCGACTTCACTAACTATCTTTCCGATGTGTGGGGCGATACTGCCTACGCAATCGGCGATGTGCTAATCAGTGCGCTGTCGGGACTCGCCAGCGTTTGGAATTCCACGCTAGGTTTCATGGCCGATGGTTGGACCATCCTGACCTCATCGGTGCAAAAAGGTTGGAATTCCACGATCGGGTTCCTCAAGAAGGGATTCATTCGACTGCGCGAACTCGTCGACATCGCTGGCGATGTTTCTGTTCAGATCGGTGGCGTACTCATCAACGCACTGGCTGGAGTTGAGACTGCTTGGGTTGAAACCATCGATTACCTTGCTGACACCTGGTCTGTATTTGTGGCCCAAGTCAAATCGATGTGGAATTCGACCGTTGGTTTTCTGCGTAAGGCATGGATCAAACTCAAGTCGCTGTTCGATGACGATGTGAATGTCGAAGTCGAAATGGCCAAGATCGACAAAGAGATCAAAACGGCCGATCAAGCCGAGGAGACCAAGAAGCAGCAAGCGGTCGCTGATCGAATGAAGCGTCGTGACGCTCGAAAGCAACAGATCGAATCCGATCGTGTGCAGATGCAGGAGGGAATCAAGCAACAGCTTGACGAAAGACGAAAGGCCCGGGCTGGTCGTGACATCGATGCCGAGATGGCGGTCATCGATCAAGAGACGGAATCCAAGAACCAGGTCGTCGATGCTTCACGCGACGATCAGTTCGCGCAGAACGAAGTCGCCGGACAATCGCGACAAAAGACGATCGACGATACGACTGCTTTCGTCCAAAAGACACTCGATCAGATGCGTGAAGAGGCTCGCGTGGCTCGCGAAGCTGGTCGCCAATCGCCCGAAGATCGAGCTAAGGAACGTGACGAACAGGTCTCAGCGGCCCAGGCGGAATTTGATGCCGCTGTGGAAACCGCCAATGCAGCCAAGCCACAAGAACCGGAGGTTGCAAAACAACCCGACGCCAACATTCCAACTCTTCCATTGCCACACAAGCCTGGCGATTTAAAGGTGCCGAAGGTTGAAGTCGATGGCATCAAAGATCCCAAGCTTAAAGCTCCGAAGAAGAAGGACCTTAAACTCGGACTGGACCGCTCGGCCAAGGATTCGATGGATCAATTCTCCAAAGGTCCCGAGGAGCAAGTTGAAAAGACTGAGGCTGCCGGCAACTTTGACAGTCGTGGACTTGGTCTTGGAAGTGGTGCCTCGCTAATTCCTGTCATTAAGCCACCAGATCAAAAGGATAAAGCGAACCCGGATGACGTCGATCCAGGTGTGAATGCGGATGCTGACGCTATCGAGCCCGAAGTCGAAGTGCCAGAGGTTGAACCCGAGCGTGGGCTGCAACCGATGGACGCTGAAGTTTCTTCGCCAGAGGAGATGATCGAGCCGACTGCAGGGGAACCAGAGCCATCACTCAATCTCGAGTCAGTTCTGGCTTCGTTCGCAGCAGTTCGTGTGCGACTGGATGAATTCGATGCTGCGCTTTCACAAAGTGTGGCAAGGCTTCAGATGCCGCAAGTCATCGGCGAAGGCCTGTCGGATGATGTCAAACGAGCCATCATCGAAACCGCTGAGAACACCGCTCAGCTAGCCGAACGCGCACGCACAGGAGGCTTCGTGTTCAGCTAATGGGATTCTCAAGCGGGGGATACAACTTTGAATTGGCAGCGCTGTCCAAGAAGGCGACTCGAGGCAAGTCGACCGCCGACACGTTCGTGTACGTTGCGACGAACGGAGGGGCCGTTGATCCTGCCACCGCAGCCGATGCCCTACTCTCGTACTATCGCAGCAATCATCGCGATCTGATTCCATTCCTGCAGATTGATGGCGAGTACATCAACGAGAAGCACGCGCTCGTCACGGCCTCAATCAATAGGACAAAGCTTGATCCGGTCTCGTTCAATACCACCGGCGCGTCAACGCATCTCAACCAATCACTTTTAACCCGTGGCATCTATGCCGCCCCTGGCAAGATCGCCCCCAACTATCGCGGTGCAATCGGTGTGAGCGACTCGGGCGTTGCCGGCGTCGATGTAACCGTTCCCGCGTTTGAGTTCTCAGTCCGTAAGAAGTTTGAATTCGTCTCGACGGCATACCTTCTCGCCATGGTCGCCATGACCGGACGAGTCAACTCAAGTCCCTGGTCGATCTTCGCGCCTGGCGAAGCCTTGTTTCTGGGTGGAGAAGGTGGCGAGGACGATCAGAACTGGGTCGATGTGACCTATCACTTCGCGGCGCGACCCAATGAGATGAATCTCACGGTTGGCAATATCGCAGGCGTTGCAAAACGTGGCTGGGATTATCTCTGGGTCAAGCATGGTGAAGAGGTGGTCGGCGATCGCGTCCTGCAAGTTCCCGAAGCGGCTTACGTCGAGCAGGTTTACCCCGAAGCGAATTTTAACGCGCTGGGGATCGAGTAATGGCGCGACGCGTTAAGCCTGGCGAGAAACTCAACATCACCGCAGCGGAATACAACCGTCTGCTGGCGGCCGCCGATACAGTTGCTCGCGATCGACTCGCCGGTGGCGCAGGAAACCGCACCCACGTTCGCGACGCTGCCACCGTTCGCGTTCACTACCAATCTTCGACCACTGTGCCCATCGGTGGAATCGTCGGTTTTAACGCCCCACTGGGCGATCCTGACGTTGGGCCCGCGGAACTCGCTCGCTTCGTACGCGATGCCACGATCCAGTCGGTTCGACCCATTGCCGACGAGCACGCGGGTCGGTTCGGTGTGGCCATCGAGCCGATCGCCCAAGACAAAGTTGGTCGCGTGGTATTCGCCGGAGTGGTTGCTGCTCGGGTAAACGTCCAGGAGACCTGGCATCAGTATGCTGATGTTGCCGAGTCTGGCGGAGCAACGCTGCAGTCGAAGCCCAACGGATCGGCACAAATCCTGTGGCGACGCGATGCGAATCAAACAGGCGTCCAGTGGGCTGTGGTTCGAGTCGGTAAGCCGGCCGATCCAGCTTTCCTAATAAAAGTGCCGAGCGGTGGTATCGCGGGGCGCTCCGGTTTAGCGACTGGGTCAGCCAACTGTGACCTATTTCAGCTAGACGATTCCGGCACAATTGAGCCGGTCTTGAATCCAAGTGGTCAATCCGTTCGCATCATCGCTCGCAATCCGAGTGCCCAGCGCATTCGAGGTCCGGTTTCCAATTACGACGATGGTCAGTACATCAGCGTCACGTACGATGGCAATCGTTCCTGGATCATCGATCCGCCGAAACAGACACTGCTCTGTAAACCAGTATCTCGGCTCAAAGCGAAGAGCTGGGGCATGGCTCGTGAACTGCGGTTCGCCAATGGCGTCTGGGCACCGATCGGAGTAAAGGTCGCGGTCTACAATGTCTGTGACTATGCGCTTCTGACAAGCCAGCAGATCGTTTGTCATTTCCATGAGGACACCAGCGCGTACCTAACCATTGGATGCCGTTGCTGTGAGGGGAGCAGTAGTTCGAGTTCCAGCAGTAGTTCGTCTAGCTCATCTTCGTCGTCATCTTCATCAAGCAGTTCAAGCAGTAGTTCGTCGAGTCCGTCTTCGTCGAGTAGCTCGAGCTCATCGAGTTCCTCGTCATCAAGCAGCTCGAGTGACTCATCAAGTTCTTCATCAGGCTCGAGTAGCTCATCCAGCTTGTCGAGTTCTTCATCACTTTCGTCCAGTAGTTTGAGTAGCGGCTCAAGCAGTAGCTCATCGAGTCCGTCATCGTCGAGCGGTTCAAGTATCTCATCGAGCTCATCAAATTCTTCTAGTTCGCTCAGTTCTTCTAGTAGCAACTCATCGATGAGTTCGTCGTCGAGCGATCTGTCGAGTTCTAGCTCAAAATCGTCTTCATCAAGCTTGAGTTCATCCAGCCCCTCCTCGTCGAGCTCCTCGGAATCAAGTTCGTCGCATTCAAGCTCCAGTGAGTCCAGCCACTCCTCGTCGAGCTCCTCGGAATCAAGTTCGTCGCATTCAAGCTCCAGTGAGTCCAGCCACTCATCTAGTTCTGATTCATCTGCGTCCAGTGATTCATCAAGCGATTCAAGCGAATCGACATCATTAAGCGAACCTTCGTACTCAAGCAGTCACTCGTCCAGTGGATCAAGCTCTGTATCGAGTAATTCGAGCCAGTCCAGCGGATCAAGCTCCAGCGAATCGGATTCAAGTCAATCGGATTCAAGCCAGTCGGAATCCAGTAAGTCTGAATCAAGTGAATCAGATTCGGATTCATCGCGCGGCAGTAAATCTTATTCAAGCGACGCAAGCTACAGCCAGTCCTCCAGCGATAGCGACTCTGGTTCATCTAGTGGCAGCGATTCCAGCAAGAGCGATTCGAGCGAAAGCGACAGCAGCCAGTCCGATAGTTCAGAAAGTGAATCGACTAGTTCGAAAAGCGGCAGCGAATCTGAAAGCCAGTCGGATTCCCAAGACCCGAGCAGTGATAGCCACTCGGTACCGAGTTACTCGTGGCCAAGCTACTCGCAGCCAAGTTATTCCAGTGGTAGCGGCTCTGCGTCTACGAGCGTTTCCAGCGAAAGCAACAGCGAATCGCAGAGCGAGTCGGAAAGCGAATCCGACAGCCAGTCCGAAAGCGAATCGGACAGTCAATCGCGATCCGAAAGCGAACCATCAAGCGGTGATAGTTCGGAAAGTCGATCGAGTAGCGATCGACCAAGTTACAGCGAAAGCTATAGCGTGCCATGGTCAACCAGTCACTCAACCAGTGGCTCCGCTAGTCATTCGCAAAGCGATTCAGGCAGCGGATCGACAAGCGGATCTGACAGTGATTCTTCACCATCAACCAGCGATTCGCGAGATCCATCAACCAGTGACTCAAATGATCCGTCAACTAGCGATCCCCCAGACCCATCCACCAGCGAGTCTGATCGTCCGAGCGTAAGCCATTCCGATAGCGAACCGCCAAGCGAACCTCCCACGTCCGACAGCAGCACGAGCGAGCCATGCAATACGACCTGGATCTGGTCCTGCGGTTGGCAGCTTCTTGAAAGCGATTGTCCCGAAGTTGGCGATCCGCCTGGTGGCTCTGGTGGATTTGATGGTGAAGTCGTGGAGGTGGCAGCATGATCCATTGTCCTAATTTGACCATCGACAACCGATGCCAGGTTGCCAGTCACATGGCCGAGTGCTCCGTCCAGGCTTCATCCAGCGGTTGCCACGCGTGCACCGAGTGTTCCAACCCGCAAGCAATCAACCTTGTGACGATCGGCATGGCCATCGTCAACCGGCGTCGGCGCAATCAAAACGTCGACGAACTCAAAACACTGCTGAAGAGCTACCTGCCTAATCAGGAAGAACCCGCGACTCTACGAATCGCGGCTTATAGGCCAGGTCCAGGTAACGAACTTCGCAAGATGCTCGCTTGGTTCGCAAGACCAAGCGACACCTGCAAGTGTGAGACCCGCGCCGAGACCATGAATGATTGGGGCGTGGAAGGATGCCGTACGAATCTCGACACCATTATCGAATGGCTTTTGGAAGAAGCCCAACTCAGAGGATTACCCCATGGAAAGTTTACTAGA